ATTACCTCTCCTTATGTTGGACCAATAGCAACTGGTCTTCCTTGTTCCCTCTCTAGTATTAATTCTTGTTGTTTAAGAGCTAAGTCTGCTTTCTTAATCTCTAGTTCTTGTGCCTTAATCTGCATATCAACCTCAGCCTCTTGTGCTTTAAGAGCTAGTTCTTGTTGCTGTAGTTGTGCATCAAGCTCCATCTCTTGTTGTTTAAGTTGGCTTTCAGTTTGTATCTTCTGCATCTTAATCTTTAACTCTTCCGCTTTAAGCTGTGCTTCCATTTGCTTAGCCTGCTCTTCAGGACTAGGTCCTTGTTGTTGAGGTATAGGCTGGTCTCCTGGGTCTGTAATGAAGTCATTAACATTCTTCATACCCATAGACTTTATCTGCTCAGCTACTAGATTATAAACATTCTTAGGTTTAATCATCATACCTGCTGCAGGGTGTTGTGCAATCATTTGCATTGTTTGAGCTAGTTGTCCTAAATGCATTAGGTTCATATCCTTATTACCAAAACCTAAACCTACCTGTGCAGTACAGTCTAGTTTCTCTTTCCATTCAGCAGGATATAGTGTAACCCATTCGTTATTTAATCTAACTAATTTCTCAGGACTTTCAAACTTCTGTACCAGTTGGTAGACATTGTTGGCTAAGTCTTTCATTCCTGTTTCAGCAAATACTCTAGCTATTAACTCAATCTTTTGTTGAGCTGCGGTCATTACTTGTGCAACACCTGTTGCTGTTTGGTGAGACTTTAAAGCCCCATCATTTAAACCCATAGAGTTCTTATTTACACCAGTTCTTTCTTCTCTAATACTATCTAAGTACCCTAGCATATTGAAAGAGTTTTGGTCTAGTTGTGGTGTTGCTAAAGGACTAACAGCACCTGGAGTTCGTACACGTACAATTCCTCCTGGTCTGCTTGTCATTAGGTCATCTAAGTTAGCTTGACCCTCGACTACTTCATATCGCCCATTATTTGTTAGATACATATTATCTAGCAAGTTACGCATTAAGGTAGTCTTAATTAGTTGAAGGTCGGAGATTAAGTCATAAATACTCAGACCGTAAAATTTATGAGGCATAGGTATAGGTGTAAGGGAGGAGAAGGGAACACTATCCACAGCCTCATTGTCTAACAGTTCGTCTCCAACCTTCGTTATTTTTCTTAATTCGTCAATGCCATCATTATCAAAGTCTACTCTGACGTAGCACTCAGTTACCCAAATACCATCATCAATGTCTCCTGTAGGATAAGAACTATCTTGGTCATAATCAAACCTTGCTAATCTCTCAGACTTCCATTCAGCTTCCTCAGCAGAGAATGCTCTTTCTATTTTAGTCTTTGAATAGCCTTGGCTTATTAATTCTGACTTAGTCTTCTTAACTCTATGTCCTACAAAACGAGCATCATTAATATCTTTAGCATATTTATTAATTAAAAATTCTTCTGGTGGTACAGGTTCTATTCTTACCTGTCCACTCTCGTTTGTTCTTTTGATGACAATATCGTGTAGTACAGGCTGGACATCTTGCATCATCATGCCATCCTGCTCTATCTCTGTAGCACCACCAGTAGCAGTATGCTCTATTATTTCTACATCATCATCTATTAAAAAGGAAGTAAACTCTTCCTCTGTTAAATTCTTATATTCTTCTCTACTGACCGATGTCGTATCATCCCAGTAGTGTTTGACTACACCATTCTTTTGTAGTAGTGCGTCCTTGAACCAAGAGTATATAATATTAAACCCAGGGTTCTGTCTCATTATTACATAATTAGTATAGCTTGTAGCTTGTTTAGCCATCTCCACATCTTCAGGACCTTGTGGTTCAAACTGAACTACCTTATCCCCACCTGTAAATATCTTCATTAGGCTAGGCATAATCCATTCTATTACATCAGCTACATCTCTTGTGACAATCTGGGAGCGACCTTCTTGTTCGTTACCATACTTCTTACCATAGTACCTATCTAAGGCATCGGTCCTTTGTTGGGTTAACTTACCATCACCATATCCTAGTGCACTTTGTATCTCATGCTCTACATGTTGTGATAGTTCACTCTTTGTCATTTTTGCCATAAATTATTCCGTGTAACCCCTCGTTAGAGGGGCTATGATTTTATCTAGCTAACACCGCAAGGAGTAAAGCTACAGCAAGTAATATAGCAAACATACATATTACTTAATCTTTACTTTCTTTGCTTTACTTTCAGGCTGGTCTAGTTCCATATCTATTGTAAGAACTCCATCCTTGAACTTAGCGTTAAATACTTTAAGGTAATCAGCTAAAGCCCACTGTCTAGTGAATGCTCTCTGTGCTATACCTTTATAAACAAAACCACCTTCCTCTTCATCAGAGTTATTTCCAGAAATTTTTAGAGTGTTGTCTTTAACTTCCACATCTAAGTCAACTTTATTGAAACCAGCTAATGCCATCTCAAGTTGGTACTTGTTGCCTTCTGTCTTTTTTATATTATATGGTGGATATTTTGGTAATTCAAAACGTGTAAGGTCGCTGAGTTGTTCAAATACATCATCGAAGCCTACCGTTAAATTTTTAAATGGGTCAAACATTGTTAAGTCTTTCATACTTATTCTCCTTTTATTAAGCGAGGTTTAAAAATGAGGTCCTCTTAATTGAGCAACCTCGGTGTAATCCTATTTCTTTTTGTTAATAGGATATTTTGTTTCTTCTTTTGGAGCAGGGACTGCTTTAATTATTTCCTTTAAGTCCTTAACATCCTTATGTAATTCTTCAATTTTGTTTACTAACCACTGTGGGTTTATGTTCATATGTTCTCCTATACTACCCAAGATAAATCTTGCTTAGGTAAGTCCCTTGACCAGACACTTTCGTTCCCTGTAAATACTGGTTCTGTTACACATAGATACCTGAAAGCATCACTAGCATGTGAGGTCCAATCATGGACAGGCTTCTGGCTCCATATCTTCTTCTTATCATCATAACTACTTCTATACTGTAGTAATGCTTCTAAGCCCTTCTTGGTTTTTAACTCATCAAACCAACATTTATTTAATGTAGTTCTGACAGCATCAATACCATCCATAACCTTTAACTTTGGTGCAACCTGGAAGTCTATACCTAAACTAAAGGCTAGGTCCTTTCTACTTTTACCTGTAGAAAATTCCCTTACCACTATATCGTGTGGGGCAATATGTGCACCATACCTATACTCTTTGTGGTTTAATACATCTATGTAGTGTGGTAATCCTTCGCCACTACTCTCATAATAATCTATAATATTTATAGCTTTACCATCATACTGTGCAAACCATATGCTGGTGCTATCAGAGACCCCAAGGTCCCAAGCAGTTACTACTTGTTTAGATGGGTCGTAAGGAACCTTACCAACCCTATCCTCATCATACGCTGCTTCAATCTCCTTAGCATAATATGCACCTCTAAGTGCAGCAGACCAAGAACACTCATACTCTTGCTCAAACTCCGTATCCGCCATATCTTGCTTAGCAAGTTCCAACTCCTCATCATCTAATATCCCTGTTTCACTAGCTTTAAATAAAAATCTCTTCCAACCCTTTTTGTCATTAGCAGAATGATATAAGTCATAAAACTCATTCTTCCCCTTGGGTGTACCAATAAAGACTGCCCATCCTTTTCTATCTGATAGTGCTGGTCTTATAACCTCTGAGTACATCTTAGGGTTCATCTGGGCATACTCATCAAGAATAACTCCATCGAGGTAAATTCCCCTCAGAGTATCTGGATTATCTGCCCCATATAACTGTATCCTGGCACCCATAAAGTCAGCTCTTAATTCAGCCTCATTGAACTTTATATCAGGAAAATCTATTAATAATCTCTTTAATTCATCCCAAGCTACAGTCTTCGCCTGCTTAAATAAAGGAGCTAAGTAAGCATATCTAGGTGCTTTCTTACCAGTTTGTAAATCCTCTACTGCTGACTTAATCATTTGATTAATAGCAAATACAGTTTTACCAAATCTCCTATGGCAGACAACTACATTAAACCTAGCTAACTCTGTATGTAGTTGAGCTTGTAATTCTCTAGGCGTATAGGGTATTACTACGCCTTTACGTTTCTCCTCTCCCATTTAACTCCTTAATGTACCTTGTCGTCTTTCCTTCTATTTGCATCTGCTATGTCTTCTTCATCAGCAGACCAACTAATATCAAAGTTTCTGTCTTCATGTACAATATGTTGCTTAGGTGTCCATCCTGCCTGTGTCTTTAACCAGAATGTAGTCATTGCTGCACTCTCTCCAGACATTGCCATCTCGTATGCCACACCTGCCACCTTAGCAGTTCTTTGTTCTCTAGCAGTTTCTAATGTATGCTTGTAGTATTTATGCAGGGTGCCTATACTAACTCCCATTATCTTGGATATAGTATGTTGGTCCAGCCCAATAAGCACCATTTCTTCTACTTTCTTGTAATCATCATCAGTAGGAATGTACTTTGTAGTAGTTCTCCTGGACTTCTTTCCACCAGCAGCCATATGCTTAGCAGACAGTCCACCAGTAGGTCTGCCTTTCTTACGTTCAACCTTAACTACAACGTCACTAGGAGGCTTGCCAGTCTCGGCAGCAGCCTTAAGACGCACATCTTGTTCAATATCTTTAGGTAACTTTAGTTTAGACATAACTATATCTCATATAAATGTATAACATAGTGTATATTATACCAGAAAACTACTAAGAAAAAAAACTTATTTAGAATAAACTAACAAACTATACTACAAATAAAGAGAATAAAGACAGTATGGTCTGGTATATAACGTAGTATACTACTATAGTTCCTACTTTATCTCTTTCTTGTTAGTTAGTTGCAGGTTTGTTTGTCGTAACTTGTTTCGTACTTTGATAACTAAGGTATATTATACCATAAAATATATACAAATAAAAACTTATTTAGAAAATATATTGAAATATATGCTATAAGCCCGACCCTGCTGCCATTGTTAGTTAACATTGGAAATGAAAAATAGTAAATTTTACATGGAGGTGGGTTCCCCCGATAATCTTTTTTTTCTCTTTGGGTATCCCCCCCCTTATTGTTCCACGTGAAACACTCAAGGGGGTATTGTTCCACGTGAAACACTCAAGGGTATGTTCCACGTGAAACACTCATGATACATTGACCGTTTAGTCAATCACTGGATAGACGCTGGCAGATTGGTTTTATATTTCGAGGTTGGTGGCTAGGTTTTATATAATAACTCATAGTCCATATATTCTATAGTTAGACACTATTAACGTCAAAACCTTTCAATCAATCACTGGCAATAATCATTGAAATACGGGCTAATTCTAGCCTTAATATATGGTTCATTTTGACACTCATTATTAGAAAAACAGTAGCCCCTTAAAGGTATCAAACTATCGATTATAGCCATTTAGATTTTTAGTGAGGCAACGCCTTGTATTTTGCTAGAACGTCCACGCTATACCCCTTAAAGGGCTAATTCGTAGTTTGCTAATATAGGTTGTTTTTTACTGTTTCCTACACTAATTTTTTGTGTTTGTGTAAGTTTATTTTGTAATTATATTCAACTTTAATATAGTTTAATTCAACTAATTTACAGCTCATAATTTACCTAATTAGGTAAGTTGCACATTATTTTCAATAATTAGCAATAAAAAGCTTGAGTAATGGATAGGATGCGAGTATAATCAAGGTATTGATTAAATGAATAATTCGTTATTCGCTGGTAGTCCAACCCCATTCAAGGCTTTTAAACAAATAGATATGAATATAATTGATAGTGGCAATAGTGCGATTATCAATAAATCATATCGTATAAGGAAAATACCATGGAACAAGATAAAAAAGTAGTAAAGGCAATGACTTTCACTGAGGCTAAAAAGATGTTAGCCGATGATAAATTTATAAACTCTATCGGTGAAAGTTGCGAAACTTTAGCTAATGTTAGAGATATTTATAAGTCAAGGGTAGAACAATTACCTAATATGTTTAGGGCTTTGTTAAAGTCTGATAAATCGGATGTTAACCAAAACGGTAGGGCTTTAATAGTCAAAGTTTTTAAACATTGGGAAACTGTAAAGACTGATAATGCAAAGCTTAAAAATGCAAAGCATGATAGAGCAAAAGCAATTATTAAATCTTTGAGGCAATCTCTAAATAATGCAACAAGTGTTGCCAATGCTAAAAACGGTAATTGGAATAAAGACTTTCAATGCACTGTAACAACAAACGGTAATAATGGCATTCCTCAT